GATGAGCATGATGATGGCAACAAAATTAATCGTGATAAGCGTTCCGAAGTTTCTCATGAAGATGTTGAACCAGTGTGTGAAACCGATGAGGAGTTTCGCAAGAACGAACAAAAATTGTTGGATGCCAAATCACGTACATATTTTTATGCTGAATTGCCTACACCAATTTTAAAAAATATTGTTACCCCAGTGGCACGTGTTCAGGAAATCCTTACTCAAACATTTAAAGAACAGTGTTCTGATTATGATAGTGTTGTTAAAACATTATATGAACAGTTCCGTAAAAAGAATGAACGTTATATTGGTCTGCTTGCCAAAGAATTTGAGATGCGTAAAGCTGCAAGTAAATATGCCAAAGCAAAAGTTGCAGCCACTGGTGATATCGATGTAAATAAAATTTACAAATATCAACTTGACGATAGCATCTTCAAAAAGATTATGCGTGTACCCAAAGGTAAATCGCATGGTCTGGTTTTATTGTTGGATAAATCTGGTTCGATGCAGAGTAATTTGTCAGCATCACTTGAACAAATTCTGATTTTGTCTATGTTCTGCCGCAAAGTTAACATACCATTTACCGTTTATGGTTATGGTAATAGTGCGGTTGGACGAGTATGTGATTTTCCAAGTGAAGACGGTCATGTGAAATGTTTTACCGATAAACAAAATGAATTGGTTTTTAGTAATGTTTATTTGCGTGAGTACCTGAATTCCAATATGGGTAATGCTCAGTTCTTGAAAGCAGTTAAAAATATTTTGGCATTGATGACTACGTTCAAGGGTAACTGGAAAGCAAATCATTTTTATCGTACCGCAGCCGAAGCATTATCAAATACTCCAATGACTGAATCTCTAGTTGCTGTCAAGCCTTTGATTGAAAAGTTTAGGGAAAAGAATAACTTAGATATTGTGAACACAGTAATCATTCATGATGGTGATGCCGATAAAATCGAGTCCACATATAATGTTGGTTCAAGACATAATGGTTTTGCTACTGGTTGGATGAATGTTTTTATCAATGATAAGAAAAACAAAATTCAAATTAAAGTAAAGCATGATGATTTGAATGGTGATGGTGTACGTTGGGCTATCTCAGAATGGTTAGCTAAAACAACTGACACTAAAGTTATTGGATTCTTTCTTGCAGATGAAAACTATTTAAAGAATGCATTACGCCGTAGGTTGTTTAATAAAGAAATGAATGAATTGCGTAGTGATCCTAAAACTATTGGATTATCTGATGCAGTGAACAGATATGCTAGAGTTTTGCGTAAAGAAAAGTTTCTGGAATCAAACAATACTGGTTACAATTCTTTCTTTATCATACCTGCGGGTAACTCGTTGGCGGTATCTGATGATGAGTTTGAAGCACCTGCTAAAGTAAATGCTACAAACCTAGCCAAAGCATTTATGAAGTATAATAAGACACGACAAATCAATCGTGTTTTGGTATCAAGATTCATCGGTTTGATCGCAGTATAAGTGGTAAAAATACAACGGTAAATTGGTGCTTGACAGTTTACCGTTTATCAAATATAATGGCTGTACATTGTGAATGGGAGTTTATATTATGACAAGTCGAGTTGAAATCCGCGAGAAGTTTCTTAAAGCGTTGATGGCTACCAACAAATCAACAGTTACATTTCAAGAAGTTAAAGACATAGCAGATTCTGCGGGTGTGCCGTTGCCACAATGGTTCACCAAAGATGATGCCAATCGTATTGGTCGTGGTATGTACAAGGTTCCTAATGTATTTGATGCTGATGTTGCTGCGGGTATCAATATGGTGGCACAAGTTATTCCTATGACCCAACCAAAGGCTGTAGAGAATCGTATTACTAATGTTGTCACTGATCTGGAAATAGAAAACTTAGTGCCAGAAGTTTACGATAACTACATTCCTTTTGGTAACTTCGATGATGTGGTTTCGATTATCAAATCAGAGAAATTCTTTCCGGTATTCATTACTGGTCAGTCTGGTAACGGTAAAACAATGTCGATTGAACAGGCATGTGCCAAACTTAATCGTAAGTTTGTTTGCGTATCGATGACCCCCGATACTGATGAGGGTGACTTGCTTGGTAACTTTGTGTTGATCAACGGTCAGATGGAGTGGCGTGACGGTCCTGTAACGGTTGCTGCTCGTCAAGGTGCTGTTCTTTGTATCGATGAAATCGATTACGGTTCAAACAATCTGTCAGCACTACAGCGTGTCTTTGAAGGTAAACCATTTCTTCTGAAAAAGAAAAATGAATTGGTTAAACCTGCAGCAGGTTTTACTGTGTTTGCTACAGCAAATACTAAAGGTAAAGGTTCTGATGATGGTCGTTATATGTTTACAAATGTATTGAACGAAGCTTTCTTGGAACGTTTCCCAAATACATTTGAACAAGATTGGCCACCTGCAAAAATCGAACAAAAGATTGTTGCTAAAGAACTTTCTTCAGTTGGTAAAGCTGATGATGACTTTGCTCAGAAGCTTGTTACATGGGCAGATGTTACTCGTCGCACCTTTGCTGAAGGTGGTTGCGATGAAGTTATCTCTACTCGTAGGTTGGTACACATTGTTAAGACATATGGTATCTTCGGTAGCAAAATGAAAGCGATTGAGTATAGTCTGAATCGTTTTGATACGGATACCAAAATCTCTTTCATGGATTTGTATACCAAAATTGATGCAGGTGCTACCGCCGAATCCTTGACTGAAGTACCCAAAACACCAGAGGTTTCAGTGGAAGAACCTTTTTAAAAAGTAAACGAAAACTCATAAAAAGTATTGACATTGCTGTAACGAATTGTCATACTTCAAAGTGAAGATACATATATACAGGGTATCTTCACTTTTTTTATGGGTAAATTATGCAAATACAGGTAAACATTGAGGAATTGAGAAAGAACAAGCTGTTCGTAGCAACACCGATGTATGGTGGCATGTCACATGGATTGTATGTCAAGTCCTGTCTCGATTTACAAACCGTCATGATGCGTTATGGCATCGAAGTAAAATTCTCTTTCCTATTCAACGAATCACTCATCACACGGGCACGTAACTACCTTGTAGATGAATTTCTCCGCACAGACTTCACACACATGTTGTTTATTGATTCGGATATTCATTATGATCCGAATGATATCGTAGCATTAATGGCACTTGATAAAGATGTTGTTGGTGGACCATATCCCAAGAAATCTATTAATTGGGGTAATGTAGCAGAAACTGCACGTAAAAATCCTGATCTTGATCCCAAAGAACTTGAACAACTTGTTGGTGAATATGTTTTTAATGTTGTTAAAGGCACTCAACAATTCCAAGTTTCCGATCCATTAGAAGTTATGGAAATCGGTACAGGTCATATGATGATCAAGCGTGGAGTTTTTGATAAAATGGCAAAAGAATATCCGAATATTCGTTATAAACCAGATCATATTGGTCAAGCACACTTCGATGGTTCACGTTATATTCATGCTTACTTTGACACTGTAATTGATCATAAAGATTCAGTTGTTGGTGGAGGTTCTGAACGTTATCTGTCGGAAGATTATATGTTCTGTCAGATGTGGCGTAAGATGGGTGGACAAATCTATTTGTGTCCATGGATGAAAACTCAACACATTGGTACCTATGCATTTACTGGTAACATGCCAGCAGTTGCTCAGTATACTGGTAGGTTGTAATGGGCAAGGATGCTATCAAGGCATCCCAAACAGCAACAGAAGGTGGTCGTAAATTTGATGGTGGTAAAATTCGTTATGGTCTTTTACCACCATTAGCACTCAAAGCGACTGCTGATGTTCTGACATTCGGTGCCGAGAAATACGAACCAAATAATTGGAAACATGTTCCCGATTCGCTTAGTCGATACTTTGATGCAGCACAACGACACATGTGGGCATTCAAAGAAGGTGAGACGATTGATCCCGAATCTGGTAAACATCATTTAGCACATGCGTTATGTTGCTTGATGTTTTTATATGAACATGATATTCTGTATTCAGCAAGTGAAAAATAATTTTAATCATGGAGTAAATTATGAAATTGTCCAACGACACGTTAACTGTATTGAAGAATTTCGCTTCAATTAATCAAGGCATTCTTTTCAAAAAAGGTAAGACACTTCGTACAGTATCTAACCAAAAAAATGTGATGGCAGAAGCAACAATCTCAGAAGAAATTCCAATAGAGTTTGGTGTGTTTGATCTGAACAACTTTCTTACGGTTATATCTTTACATAAAGAAGATACCAACATAGATTTTCAAGACAACAACGTCATCATCTCTGGTATGAAAGGTCGCAGTAAGATCAAGTATCGTTTCTGTAAACCTAGTGTGATTACTGTTCCCCCCGAAAAACAATTAGCAGTTCCTGATCCTGAAATTTCATTTGAATTATCATCAGAAGATTTTGATTGGATTATGAGGGCAGCAAATGTTTTATCGTCTCCACATATTGTTGTTGAATCTGATGGTACTGAAATTTTTGTATCAACATTAGATTTAGCAGATGATTCTAAGCATACAGATTCATTACAGATCACTAAAGGTAATGGTGATAAGTATCGTATGATATTTAAATCTGAAAACTTTAAAATGCTTTCTGGTGGTTATGAAGTTAAGATTTCTTCTAAAGGAATCTCACACTTTAAACATAAAACTTCTAACATTCAGTATTGGGTTGCAACTGAAGCTGGTTCGAAATTTGAAAAGGCTTAATTATGGCATTGAAATTTTTTACTAATGCAGCACCGACATTCGATGGTGATTCTATTGCTATAAATTCTGATATCGTTGCATCAGTATTTGAATTGATTACTCCAAACAATGATTCTAAACTGGATATGCGTACAATTATTTTTGGTATCAATGGTACTGATTGGCATGTCAAAGAACCATATCTTGAGGTCGTTGCAAGACTGAACGAAAAAGATTAATCCTTTTTATTTTATATTATGAACAAAATTGAGTTTGGTGATTGCCGTGAAACTATGGCACGGTGGGCAACGGAAGGTGTCAAGGTACAAACTTGCATCACAAGCCCACCGTATTATGGTCTTCGTGACTATGGTCATTCTGGTCAGATAGGTCTTGAAGAATCTCCTGAAGAATTCATTGAGAATTTGGTTGATGTGTTTCGACATGTCCGAGAAAT